AGGCGGTACAAATATGAAAACGGATATTGAAATAGATGCTTCACAATTCTTACACGCAATTCATGCAGTGAAAATGACGAAAGATGGGATGGTAAATATTTCAGGATCTGGATCAGCGATTATAAAAAATGTTCAAAAAATGCTTGTGCCGGTAGATACAGCTGCAACAAAGACGAGTATTAACGATCATTACATTGAGCAAACCGCCGAAAGAGTTGAGGATGACATTGGACCGGAAACAGAATATGGCCCATATTTAGAGTATGGAACGGGAGAATTCGCAGAGAAAGGAGATGGTCGTAAGGGCGGATGGGTATATATGGGTAAAGATGGATTTAGATTCACACTTGGTATGCACCCAATGCCATTTATAAGACCTTCTGCAACTGGAGAAAATAAAGACAACGTTTTGAAATCAATATCGAGTGCATTTGGAGCTTTTGTAACAGGAAAATGGCAGAAATAACATCTAATCTACGTACATTATTACTTACCGATTCGGAAATTTCATCCGCATTTGGAACACGAATTTATGTTGTTAGGGTCCCTGATAGCCCAAGTTATCCATTTGCGATTATCTATAAAATATCCCCATCGCCGAATTATAGTCACGATGGGCGCTGGGGTAATATTGATCTGGTGCAGATAGATGTTTATGACAATAGTGATAGTCCATCTGGGTGCGTAGTTGCCGCTGAATTGATCGAAACAAGGTTAGATGGATATACTGGATCAATTGGAAATATAGACAATGCCCTTGCTATGGTACGGCAATCTTCGGTAGAAGAGTGGGTTCCAGATGCACGACATTGGCGCTCAAGAATGGACGTTGACATTAAATGGACGGTATAAATGAATAAATATGATGACATGTTAGTTTCAGGGCTAGATGTGATCCTCGAAGAACGTGGATTGAGTACATCTGGGCTAAAGACAATCAAAGTAAAAAGACTTGAAAAATATGACTTAGAGATGTCGTTGACAGGCAAAGTGCCGGAGGTAAAAAACGTATATGTGAAATCTATTAAGCAAGAAAAACCATACAATATACTTATGTGGTCTGGCGTGAAAGAAGTATACGCCTGCACAAAATGTAAATTTCAGACAGACGATAAGGATGATGCAATTCTGCATTATCTATCGCATTTTCCTGAAAATGAGAGAAATTCGGTATTAGATAGAGTAGTAAAGGATATATAAAATGGCAGCAAGAACAGCAATTACGCCCCAGAGTGTAAAGGGACCGTTCGCGGCAGTTATCGCGGGAGGTTTGGATTTTACATTCTCGGCTAGCGATTCGGCGAATGGAAACACACTGGCGATCACCGGTAAAGAATTATTATTGGCTTTCAATGATGGTTCAGAAGCGCTCACTATCACCGTTGATAGCGTTGATGATGAAAAAGGCCGTCAGGAAGACATCACTACCTACAGCCTGGCAGTTGGTGATTACGTGGCAATTGGTGTCGGCTTGACCACGTCCAAGGGCTGGATTCAGTCCGGCGGCGTTATCAACATCGATACGTCCAGCGACGACATTTTACTTGCCGGGTTGAAATTACCA